TCCGCCCAAACAGAGGCATTTTTAAAAGGTGGAGGCAAGATAGATAAAAAGCCTGATAGTCATTCAAGTTATGATGAAGCCAAAGCAGACAGCAAATTTAATAAAAACGGTCTTTAATGAGATACGGTAAATAATATGATAAATTTAATGCAGGGTGATTGCCTAGAGCGCATGAAAGAAATAGATAGCGGATCGGTTGATATGATATTAGCTGACCAGCCATACGGCACAACGGCATGTAAATGGGATTCTGTTATTGATTTACCTTTAATGTGGGAGCAGTTGAATAGAGTTATTAAGCCTAATGGGGCAATAGCTTTAATGGCTCAAACCCCTTTTGATAAAGTCTTAGGCTGCAGTAATCTTAATATGTTGAAGTATGAATGGGTATGGGAAAAAACTGCAGCTACTGGTCACTTAAACGCAAAAAAAATGCCTATGAAAGCGCACGAAAATATACTTATATTCTATAGCAAGTTGCCTACTTACAACCCACAAAAAACCACTGGTCATAAGCCTGTAAACTCTTACACCAAGAGGAATGGCGATGGTGAGTGCTACGGGTCAACAATAGAGGTTTCTGGAGGTGGCGCAGTAGATAGATACCCAAGAAGTCTTCAGGTTTTTAAAAGCGACAAGCAAAAAAATAAGCTTCACCCAACGCAAAAACCAGTCGCATTGATGGAGTATTTAATAAAAACATACACCAACGAGGGCGACACAGTTTTAGATTTTACAATGGGTAGCGGTACGACTGGAGTCGCAGCTAAGAATTTTGATAGAAAGTTTATCGGAATAGAGATGGATGAGGGTTATTTTGATATTGCCAAGACTAGAATAAATGGAACTTGATGAGATACGGTCTATTAATTATAAGCACAATCATTATCTATTATATATTGACAATAGATATAGCACCGCTAACCAGGTTGATGTAATGACACAAAGAAAACTAACGAGAACAGACGTAGCGATGATACTAGAGCTTAGATCCTGCGGGATAGCGCTTAAAACAATCGCGTATTATGTATGGGGTATCAAAGAAGATACGCTACGTGGTCAATTAAAAACATGGAAAGCAATCTGATGTCTAAATATAATTTAATGGCAGTTATGGCAGTAATGGATATTATAAATTGTGATAATCCAACTTTCGGGCCTGCTCCAGTTAAGCAAAAAGCTAAACTAAAAAGGCCGTGCTTAAACTGCGGCAACGATAACAGTCACAATAATTCATTTTGTAGCGCTAAATGTTGCAAAATTTACAAAGCAATATAAGGGGAATAATTGTGGCACGCGTAATAATAGACGGTGTTGAATACGTGCCAAAAGCAGAAATTCCGAATATGACAAACAAGGCATTGCAGGGATGTTTAGAAGTTTTAACGGAAATGAGATATTTTAACCAGCAACATAAAATGATGGGGCTTGCTTGGAATGCTATAAACGAATTATCGCCAGAGCTTGCAAAACTTGACGCAGAAAAAGCTTATGATCGAATACATGGCGCAATAAATGAGGATGATTAATCATGGTAGATATAGTACAGATAAAGAAGCGCACGAATAAAGACGCTATAGAAATGCTAGAGGAGGCTATAGTTATGATTAAGGCCGGTAATATAACTGATGTTGCTATAGCTTATGTCACATCAAACGGCAGCATAGGATATAAAGTTAGCGGAGGTAAGCAATCGATATTATTAGGAGCTGCATTGAATATGGCTGATAGAACATTTCATAAATTGATTGACGAACAATGACTTAAAAGCTTTACATTCTCTTATATTGCTGTAAAATACTTTACATCAACTAACAAAAGAGAGACACCAACATGAAAAACAAAGTTACTGCACTACTTTTAAAATACGGAAATAATAGCGCTGACGTTAATCAGATGATTAAAGATAATTATGATATAGCACTAAAATCATACCCTGATGCAAAAGCGTCTTTTTTAGCAAAAGTTATCATCTGCTTGTGATGATAACTTCAATAGAAAAAACACACATATCCGAAATTTTAGCAGGTGATACCATATTTAAAGATGGGCACTACCTTACTGTTAGTAAAAGCAATATTAAGCGCGGTTTTTTTGGAAAAACCTTGTTCGGCGATAGTTACATGAACGGTTCAAAGCTTGTTAAAAAAGCTATTATTCAAAAGTCTCAAGTGCTAATTACAGGATTATAAAATGAGCAAGCTAACACCCATCAAAGATTACATTGACGCACATGCAGAAGGCAATCAAGCAGCGTTTGCCGATAGCCTTTTGACTTACAAGGGCAAAAAAGTAGGGCGGCAGGATCTTAGAAACTGGCGGCTGGCACTCGCGCCGTTGTACGTAGTAGATGGCAAGCTTGTTCGCTTAGTTGCTGAAATAATTAAATAGGGGTAGATCATGAAAAAGTTATACGAGCCAGATTTCATAGCATCTGCTATAAGCGACTTTCAAGTTATTAAGCCAAACCTATCAGGTGATGTATTTACTCGCGCTGAGTTTATCCGCATTGATACAGAAAACCATATGCTAGAAATTAACAAAGCATATATCAGCGGTGATCGAGAGCGTTTCTTTGCACTATTCCAAGTTATATTCAAACAGGAGAATCCAGAGCATGAGTGATTTATTTATGACAATAGGCGAAGACTTGCCGGTGCTAGTTGATTACGATTATCAACCAGCCGAATCAGGCGATCAAGAAACGCCACCAGTGCATGAAGGCGTGACAATTAACGCTGTATTCGTAGGCGATGCAGATATTAAAGATATGATTAAGCAAGGTTATATTGACTACATAGCACAAGCCGTATTTGATAGCTTTGATGAGGAGCTTCAAGAGCCGGATTATGAATACATAGATTAATTAGGAGAGCTAAATTATGTCACAGTATAAAATAATGCTAAAGGCTTTAATCAACGGCGATGTATTGACTCGCAAAATCTGCCTAGAAAAATACGGCATCTTTGAGTCACCCGCCAGAATTACTGAGATGCGAGGAGCAGGCCTAGATATTCATACTAGAATGGTTGCGGCAATAAACCGACAAGGTAATAAGGTTCGCGTTGCTGAATGGTCATTAGTCGTTAAGGCGGTTGCATAATGCAATTAATAGAGATCAAAGACTACTCTGATATAACATCAGTTATTAGGGCTATCGATTACAACGCCACAGAAGCCGTTAGAGGCGGCTTAACATTTTACATCACAACTAGCACAGACAAGAAGGCAACACCGGCACAGCGCGGCTCACTGCACGTATGGTGCGATCAGGTGGCTGCAGTCTTGAATGATGCAGGCTTGCCGATGATGAAAAAGGCTTTATTTGCAGATGACTTGATTGAAGTTAACTGGAATCTACTGCTAATCAAAGAGGAAGTGTATAAACCAATGCTTAAAGTATTAACTGGCAAGGCATCAACAGAAAAGCAAACCACTGTAGACCCATCAATAGTAGCAGAGCATCTAGTCAGATACTTCTCTAGTAAGGGCGTAGTGCTACCAAGATGGCCCTCAAATAAATAATACAACACGTTAGAGGGTAAGCAGCTATTTCCATTTTGGAAACAACTGCTAATAAGCCAGACAATAAAGGATAAAAAAGTGAGCAATTTAGATAAACAGGAAGGTGGCGATCATTACAAGACTATGAAAATACAGCCTGTTGAGTTTATACACGCTAATAAAATACCTTTTTTAGATGGGTGTGTAATCAAGCGGGTATGCAGACATAGATCCAAGAATGGAGCTGAGGACATACGTAAGGCGATACATGAGCTTAATTTAATTCTAGAGCTAGAATATGGCAAATAGCAAAAAAGCCTGTAGATACTGCAAAAAATACAGAGACGTTCATAAGATGGTAACAGTGCCTCTTGGTGTATTCTGTAATTGGGGGCACGCAATAGCACATGGCAAGGCATTAGCTGAAAAGAAAAAGGTTAAGGCTAAAGCTGCAACTGATAAGGTGGCAAGGGTCAAGCATAAGGCAGACAAGGAGCGAATTAAGCCGCTTAACAAGATAAAAGCAGAGGCTCAAGCATCGTTTAACAAATACGTTAGGATGAGAGATTTTTATGATGGCTGCATTAGCTGCAATAAATCTAAAGAGGAAGTTGAGACAGATCAAGGCTGGAAGGTCGGTGGCGCATGGGACGCGGGGCACTTCAAAAGCAGAGGAGCTAAAAAACAGCTAAGGTTTAACCTTTGGAATTGTAAAAAACAATGTAAATCCTGTAATGCTGGCAGCGGTAAATTTTCACACAAGGCGGCAACCGTAGCAGAGCAATATGAAATAAACCTTAGAAATAAAATAGGCGATGATAAGGTTGACTGGCTAAATAATAATAATGAAATAGCTCGATTTGACCGAGAATACTGCTTAAAAATTAAAAAGATATTTAACAAAAAAGCGTTAATATTAAAAAAGCGAATAGATGCCAACTAATTAGAGGTTGTTACTATAGTGCTTGCATAGTAAAATATAGATATTAAATCAACTTAATTTGTGGTATTAGATGATTAACTTAATTGTAGTTCATTGCGCAGCAACACCGCCAAGTATGAATATAGGTGCCGCTGAGATACGCAAATGGCACACTGATAAAGGCTGGTCAGACATCGGTTATCATTATGTAATACGTAGAGACGGCACACAAGAAGAGGGCCGTGAGGACACTGTACAGGGCGCTCATGTTCGCGGTCATAATCGCAATAGTTTGGGTATTTGTCTTGTTGGGGGTGTTGATAACGATTTTAAATCAGAGGCTAACTTTACATTCTTGCAATATGACGCGTTAAAGCACTTATTAAATTACCTGCATTTAAAATATCCTGATGCTGAAATTAAAGGCCATAAAGATTTAGACCCCGGTAAAGATTGCCCATGTTTTGATGTTGATGCGTTTTGGAGGGCATACTAATGGATTGGCTAAGCAAGTTAAAAGAGTATGCGCCCGATATTGCAACTGCAGTATTAACCGGCGGCGCAACCTTGCCACAGTTAGCAATCAAAGCCATAGCTGATGCGACAGGCAACGAGATCAGCACACAAGACGACCTACAAAAAGCGGTCGAGTCTGCCAGCCCTGAAATGATGCTAAAAATCACACAGGCAAACAATCAATTCAAAATTAGAATGCGTGAGCTAGACAACGAGATTTTAGCTAGTGAGC